ATATGTTAGAATATCTTCAGTATTGTCTTGTTGCATATTAGATTACTTTAATACTTTATGGTAGTGGCATTTTTGGTGCCATATATCGAACATCACGAACTTCTTTTCGGATTGGAGTTTCGAAAGGTTTAAGTATACCACTATACATACCACCATATGAATCTGGTTTTGTGGTCTCCGCTGGTTTTTCTTCCTCTTGTTTCTTTTTTAGGCCAGCCTGAAACGCTTTATCTATATCCTCAGAAACGATCTCGGATACTGTGTCGGGACCAACAAGCGGCGGCTTAGGAGCAAAAAGCGGGAACGGTTGTCTACTAGACTGAGAACCTTTAACAAGAGACTGGTCAAGTATATTAGAAATTCTTTCTCCCTGAGTAGTCGGACCAACCGATGTTTTGCTCTGTGGGCTTGCTGCTAAGAAGTCGCTAACAAATTTCTTTTGTTTATTCTGCTCATCAACAAGTCCGGTGATTCTACTCGCGGTATCGGAAATTAGTTTACGTGTTTCTTCCGGCGTATAGCCAGCACGGATACCAGCTTCGAAAGCACGGGCTTGACCCTTTGCGGCATTAGGACCAACTAGCGCACTCTCAGCACCAAAAGATGCGCTTTTTTCCAAATCAATTTGAAATTGATTTTTGGGTGGTAGTGCTTGGGTGTTTGGGTTCGGTAGTGGGGCTAGACCTTGCAGTTGGCGCACAGCATTCTTAGCTTCAAATGAAGCCTTATCCCCATATGTTTTAAACCCACCTAAATCTTCCGTAGGATTTGTTTGGCGTTGTACATTAAGTTTACGTTCTTCAGCTTTTGCCCTATCTAAGTTTGGAGTAATAGAACCAATACCGGAATCAATAACTTTTTGAGTAGCTTGTTCTGTAGACATCCCACTCTCAATAGCTTGATTATATATTTTATTCTGCGCCTCTTTTTCTAGGATCGCTTTCTTCTGTTCTGAACTAATAATTTTACTACCTTGTAGTTGTTCCATGCGTTGACGCTCTGGTTCATCAGAAATAGAGTTTATTGGTTTTTGTTTAGCCATAATGATTACCAGTTGTAGTTACATGCCCACCATTTGGGCGTTAGTTTGTTCTTCTCGGACGAACAGTTCATCCGAGACTTGAAATTGGCACGACGTTTTGTGTCCTTGTGTTGTAGGAAATCCTTATATCCGCGCTGACCGAACTTCAGTTTGCGAACCTTGTCGCCGCTCTTCGCCAACACGACATATTTTTTAGGGTCGCCAGCAGGGGCCTTCTTCGGCTTGTTAAAACCGGAAAACAATTCACCGTGGTGTTTGATCTTACCATCAGGAGTTCGTTTGAATTGAGCGGGCACGAGGGAGATACTGGTTTATTTTTGTCAAGAAATCAAGCAATAATTTTCTGACATTGAACTGGACCCCGTACCCTTTATCCTGTAACCTTTTGCCTGATGCTCAAAAGTGTGCACATCGCCGGATACAGGATACCGATTAAGGTCAAGGATCTGGAAGACACGTACGGTCAGTACATACCGGACAGCAAAGTCATTGAGCTGGACAGGAAGACGATACAGGATGCGAAGCTCTTTAAGGAGACGCTGCGCCACGAGATGGTCGAAGCTGCGCTGTACCTGTCAGGTGTCGCATACAGCGATACCTACAACCAAGAACCAATCGTCCGCGCTTTGGACGAACTGTTCTGGCCCGCTTGGCAAAGGGTCAGCGAAAAAATGTAAAACTGATTTTTCTAAAGGCCCATATATAATTCTCTAGCCTTTAGGTAATTCATAATAACTCATTAATTCATATTGATTGAATTACTGAATTATTATGAATTACCACACTTCCTAGAACTTTTCAAACTTTTCTGACGTGCGTCTCCTGCAATTCACTTGCATTAATCGTACACTAGATGGGCGTGCTTCGACCTGCTGACTACGTCAAGATCCTTTAGGGTTCTCGGCATTGACGCGCCGAATAGACCTGCCTCCGTCTTCTTTGGTGGGTCTACTGCGAAGAGTCCGTGCCGCTGCCTCGCAAGATCGAGCGCGATAAAGGCAGCATCCGCAATGTCCGGCGACTGACCAATCCGCTGCTTGAGTTCGGCTTTGGTTTCGACTTTGACTCGCAGGGTACCGGATTTGACCATCTCGTAGCGGCGGACGCACATCTCCTTTGCCAGCGTGTCCGAGATGCCGCGCAGCTGTTGTGTGCGTAGGAACTCTTTGCCGACGAACCAAAGCTCCGATACGCGGTTGGTGTACAGCTCCTCGCCTGTGAGTCTGCTGTTCATACTCACCCGTCTGTCCGAAGCCTTACCGCCGAACTGGACGCGCAGGAATTGATCCGACCATTCTCCGGCAAGCACGTCACAAAACGGAGAGCCAGCACCAGTCGAGTCAACCGCTACGTTCTCCGGCTTGATCCCTAACTTCTTACACATGTCCCTAATTTGGTGTACAATCTGGTACGTTCTCGGCACCGCCTTATTGGTAGCGTCGTCATTCAGATGGTAGTAGTCCTCAAACTGTGCGCCATACTGTCCGTCCGTAAACTGTCCGACCCTCATTGTGTACAGGATCGTTCTGTCGCCGCCGTTGGTGAATGCGGGGTCCACTCCGGCAAGCAAGGTAGTAGGCCCGACAAACTCCGTACGCTTCATGGCACTGGCCTTTAGGATCTCGGACTCGCCGTAGATACCTTCTGCCTCATCGCTGTCGAAGAACACGGCACGCACCATTCGCATGTAGGCCCTACTGGTTTCGCCCAACAGTGCCTTGTCCTCTGCGATCTTCTCAATCGTCGGCAGGAACGGGTAAACCGTGTAGCCAGCCGCCACATTGGGGCTGCGCTCACCGTCGAGTCGGATGTACTTACCACCCCACTTTGTGATCCATTCGTCGTCCACATCCGGCGTGATGGACTCCCAACCGTCTTTCGGCGTTGACCAGATACCGAACGAATCAAACCTACTGGCTGGGTTGGATAGACCCTTGAACTCAAATCGGGGGTTCTTACTCAAGTTGGCAAGAGCGGCTTGCTGGATCGCTTCACTGAGTTCCCCTAATTCGTCACCAATTAGTAGTACGTGTTTTTGTTTGAGACCGATGAACTTGCCAATCGCCTCTCGCGTACGGCTTTTCTCTGCCGCAATGAGGGAAAGACCAGCCCTGTCGAAGGTCTGACCGTTCTCGTCGATGTAGTTCGCCGACCCAATTGAATCCCGAATATTGATCGGGGCTCCGTCAATGACGGACAGCAACGAGATAACCGAACCCCAGATTCGCTTACGGGCTTCCCGCAAAGTGGTGCTGGTCATCAGAACAAGGGTATCCCTCGGCTTCGCCAGCCATGTGATGATGCCGTAGCCAGCGAGGGTGTGGCTCTTGCCGCTCGACGCAGCACCGCCCACCGCAAGGTACTTGTTCTCGATGCACTCGCGGATGATCTGCTCTGCCCACGGATGCTTAAGGAACATGTGTTCCGGTAGGTCGTCCCTGTTCCACAGCAGATCGGCAACCCGCCAGAAGTAGAACTCTTTGGCTTTGTTGGACGGGTGATTAGCGAAGCCCCACAGCAATGCGGTAATCGTATTGGTAATCGGAATCAGGAAACCTCCGACATCCATCTTGTTACTGGCAGGATCAATCCTCGGTTCGAGTACTGAAGTTGTTACTTTGTCTGGATCGTATTTTCGCGGTCGGCCCATGTGGGCAACATAGCTAAACAAAAAAGGTTTGACAAGTAATTGTTTTTGACGTTATGTCGGTCCTGACGATGCCTAAAGCAAAAGAAAAAAAGTTGTCGCCGACCGCAGCAATGCGACAAGAGCGTACGGAAAAGAGGCAAGCCAAAGCCGCAAAGGTTCAGCGAGCTATCGATATGTATAGAGGTGGCGTGATTAAAATGCGCATCGCCGAAGAGCTGGACATCAGTTTCGATACCGTGTGCCGTTGGCTGAAAGATGTCGTACTCGACACACCAGACGAAACTGAACCCTTTGCCAAGAACCTTGAGGAATCTACAACTGCTGTAGTAGCCGACGCCAAACTGGCAGCACGAGACCAAGAGCAGCAGTCGTTACTTGAGGTGGCAGAGAACCAGTCCAGTCCGGCTGACAAGTATCAGGCTTATGTCGCCGCCTCCGCCATTAAAATGCTACGAGACAATCTAGCTAACGTCAGGGGACCGCGAACTGTACGGGAACTCAGCGAACTAGACCAGCTCATCCGGCGCAACCTCGGCCTCAATCCGAAGGGAGGCAGCGGTGGGTCCGGTTCGCTTACCATTGACGTCTCGATCCTAAACAATAGCAAGGCAACAAACGGCGGCTCCGCTTCTGTGGTCATAGACGCAGAGGAGGCTGACGATGATTGATGCAGATTTCGAGGGCGGCTCATTGGACAACGTTGAGGACGCCATCGCCCAACTGGACAGTGCAGGTAGGCCATACATCATGTTCCTTTTATCTACAATGACCGACGGGAGGATCATCACTCAACTCACGCCCAATGCGAAGCAACTGTTTAGGGACATGTACGAGGAAGGATCACTAGACGAACTACTGGAGACTGCGCTCTATGGAGAGGAATGAGGATACTGTCATTGTCGGAATCGACAACGGAATAAGCGGTGGCTTGTGCGCCGTCAGCAACTGGAGCGGCGACGTCATTGCGTACACAGCAATGCCCACCAATACGTTCGACGGCAAGACCGAAGTCGATGTCTATGCTGTGTTGTGGTGGCTCCAACCCTATTGCAAAAATCTTATTGTCTGCATCGAAGAGCCTTTGAAACACGCTAAATCTTCACAAGCGATGAGGTCTATGAGCATCTCGTTCGGCAAGATCTTAGGCGCATGCGAAGCGAAACAGTATGCAGTGCACAGGATACAGGTGAAGGAGTGGCAGGATGTCATGCTCGGCAAGAGACTTGCAAAGGGCGTGACCAAAGTGGCTGCGCTCAAGAAAGCCAATGATCTGTGGCCCAAAGAAAAATGGCTCGCGTCAAGCCGCAGTAAAATTCCCCATGACGGAATAGTTGACGCCGCTCTAATTTCCCGATACTATAGGGACACCGAACCATGAACCGCACATACATCATCGACGCCCTCACGGCTATCCTTGAGGACATCCTCCGCTACAAAATGAAACTGCCGATGGCAGCAGAGCTTGAAGCATTCTTTGAACCAGACGAGTTCGAGGTATTCCGCGACATGGTCGGTCAAGAGTTTGATTTGCCGGACGACACCATCGTTGATTCCGCTCAGACCTTTAAGGAACTGGTAGTCCTTTTGGAGGACGAACTTTTCCAATAAAAAATAATTGACATCCCGTCTTTTGTCGGGTAGGTGGTTGGTCGCCATGATTAATACCGTAGGAGCAGGAAAGGGGAGCACCCCTCGCAAAGTAGACCTAACCACTTATTATGAAAACTTCGACGACATCTTCCGAAAAGGAAAAGCAGGACACAGTACTGAAGGCGCTGAAGAGCGAGTACTTCCGCAAACTCAAGAATTT